GCGAGAGCCGACCCGGTCGAACAGGATCCGATTTACGTGCTCGCCGTCGCGTGAGGTGGCCTGCAGGAGCGTCCGCAGGTACCGAGCGAAGTCGCGGTCGCGCGCGCGCTCCTCGGCGTACTTCGGCACGACTCCGCTACTCACGCGGCTCGCTGGCCTTGCGGCGAAGCTCTTCGTCGAGGGCGGCGTTCTCGGCCCGCCGGCTCTTCACCCGCATGCCCCGCGCGCGCTCGAGCACGTGGTCGTCCGAGAGGCCGTCCTTGATGTCGCGGGCGAGCTTCAGGCCCTCAAGCGCCATGCGCGCCCAGCCCAGAGGGCTCACTTGCCGCCGCCGTACGCGCGCCAGATGCTCTTTGCGTCCTCGAGCAGCTTCTTGGCGCGCTCGACGTCGCCTGCGTCCAGGGCGTCGTCCACCTGCTGCTGCAGCTCGGCGATCTGTTCGAAAGGCTCGGCCGACTTGCGGCAGGCATCCGCCGCCCTGTCGAAGCCAGCGGCGTCGTGCGCATCGGAGAGGCGCTGCTTCTCGACCTTGCAAGCTGCGTCGAGGCTGGCCGCAACCGGCTCAGCGATCGCGCCGAGCATGTCGTTCGCTCCCCTGATCTTCGTGGCCGCGTCGGACCCGAAGCAAGCCGAGAGGCAGAGTGTGGCGAGGATGAGAGCGAGTTTCTTCACAGGCATTCTCCTATCTGCGCAGCTGCCTGCGCTTGGACCTCGGCGGTGTTGGCGCCGTAGTAGCCCCAGACGTTCGCGCGCATGTGCTCGCGGTCTGGGTCGTTGAAGACGCACTCGAGCAGCTTGTGGAACCACTCGTGAACGCTGGTGTCGATCAGCGTCGTGGTGCCGAGCCCAGCGCGCAGAAGGACCACGCCAGGCGGCGCGCACCCCAGCAGTTCCGCAGGGCCGAGTTGGCACTCTGTCGGGAACTCGGCGGGCGTCACGACTTGGACGGCGTTGTCCTTGTCGAGCATCGCGCACGCCACCGGCACGCGACCAAGGCGGCGCTCGAAGGCGTCGAGCGATGGCCGGAACGATCTCAGACAAGCGCCTCCAACGACCTGCGCGCTCGACGCAGCGCGCGGCGCCGTCTCAGGTGGACGCGCGAGGTGACAGGCCTGCAGCGCCACCAGGAAGGCGACGGCTGCGATACAACGCGCGAGCACCGATCAGCTCGGGACCAGGTCCCCGTACGCCTGCCAAGTGTTCGCTCCAATGTAGAGCAATGACACGATCGACCCGACTCCGTTTGAGACGAGCGTCTTTCCTGGCGGCGGCACGATGGTGACCGCGCCGCTGACCGGAGTCAGCGTGAACGCACCGGCGCCAGCTTGCCGCAGAGAGACGACGTCTTGCCAGGCGACGAACGCAACGGTCGCGTTGAGCGGCGCCGTCGCGGTCTGGGCAGTAGCCTTGTTCATGTTCACGCACTTGCCGGCGTCGTCGAGAACGAACGGATAGTCCGCGCCGGTAGCGTCTGCGCCCGCGTTGCCTTGCCCGCGAAATCCACGTGCTGATGCCGTCAGTAGCGCGATGGCCGCCGTGTTCGCCGCGATCGCCGCGGTGTTTGCTGCCACCGCATCCGACTGCGACGTAGCGGCGCTGAGATCCAGGCCAAGATCTACCGGCATTCATCACCCCGTGATCGCGACGACGGTCGCGCGTGAAGAGCCTGAACCGCCGCTCGTCTGGTTGTAGCGAATCTTGGCGTATCCCCGCGGCAGCCCCTTGAACTTGACCCAAGCGTCGACGGCCGTGTTACCAACGGCCGCAATCTTCGCGAGTTCGGTCACGATCTCCGCGGCTGTGACGATGGAGAAGCGGCCCGTCGGCGAATCCGCGAAGTACAGTTCCCAGACACCGATCGGCGAGTCAGAAGGGTTGCCTCCGGCGCCGTTGTCGATCAGGCACTGTAGCCAGAGCACGCCATTCGGTCCGATGTTGATCGGCGCGCAGTCTGCGACCACTTGGTCTGCGTTCAGAGCGATCGCGCTGTGGATGGTTGCCATCGTGTGCTGTGTTCCTCTCTTGCAAGGCTTTACGCGGCGATGCCGGTGCCGTAAAAGAACCTGAGATAGGTCCTCACCAAGGCGCGCTCGTTCGTGGTGAGCACACGGCGGAAACCAAACGATGTTGTCCACCGCATCCGCGCTGGGCGCAGCCCGTCAACGCCAGCGCCCAGACGCCTAGTTCCTGTCGGGTTGGCAGAACTCACGGCCGATCCGTAGTTCGCGGCCGACACAGTCGTCGTGCCCTTCATGAAGGTGCCGTCGGTGGACTGCGCAGTGCCTCCTCGATACGCGAGGCATATGCCAACGTTGACGGTGGCCACGGCTCCAGGCAGCAACAGGAGCGGCGTAGCCGTGTTGTTGATATTCGCGTAGAGACCGTTCGCGCCGCTGAGTTGGATCTCAAATCCTATGTCTCCCGCGAGCACGTCACCGCGGCACGTGGCCGCGATGTTGCGCACGCCCGCGGTCACCAACGTCGGCGTGAAGACGTGGTACTCCTCATTGTCTGTGCCGTCGTGGCAATACTTCCACGCCGACGACGCGCGGTTCGAGTCGCACCATTCTGTGCCGCCGAAGGTCGCCGCGAGAGCGCCGTTCAAGGTGGACTCAGCAGTGGGCAGAGCGATCGTGCCAGCGGCCACCGTCTTGAGGTGCGCGGGATCGATAAGATCCACGAACGCAGTTACGTTCGCGCCGCTTGACGCGTACAGAGACGCGCGGAATCGCCAGTCAGAGACAGTGAACAGTTTGGCGAACCTCTGAGCGAGGCTGAGCCCGCCGCCGGCTACAACTCCAGCCGTGCTCGATGCGCTCACGATCGCCACCCGCTCCAATAGAGCAACCGGCATTGCTGACCGAGGAAGCCGCCGTTCGTGTTCCTGGTGAACACCAACCAAGCCTGCGCGCCGGCCACGTTGCCGGTGTGGTCGAGAACGAACTCTGTGCCCATGCCCATGCCCGATGTGGTCACCGTCCAGCCGCCGGTTCCGTTCTGCCTAAAGCAGATGGCCAACACCGCTCCGTGCGGCATGTTGGTGGGCGCAGGAAGGGTCATGTTCTTGGTCAGGAAGTGCTGCGCGTGGCTGCCTGCGACAACTGCGTCGTACGCAAGCACACCGGAGCTGCCCACCTCGACCAGGTCGATTGGCAGGCCGATCGACAGCATATTTTTGCGCGGGCTCGAGAACCTGAAGTAAGCGTTCAGATCGTTGGTGATGACGATGTCGTCGTCCGCTGAGACGGCATGCATGTCGTCTCCGGCGTTGTGGATCACCATCCCAGCGCACGATTTGTTGAAGCACCATCCGGTGCCGTAGGTCGTGAAAGTGTTGTCCGCGGTCAGCTGCGCCACACGCACGTAGTCGAGCGTGATTCCGACGGACTGCCCTGCGTTAGCTGGATCGTCGTCGATCGTCTGCCCATGCACGGTCTCGATGTGCCCATCAGAAAAGCGCACGCCGCGCACGCCAACGCCGCCGACGTCCTCGACTTTGATCGCGGCGCCCGTGCATCCCTGAATCAGGAACCCGCGAACGGCCATGTCGAGCGCGGTCTGAAAGACGAACGCGTCGGTGCCGCCTTGGTGCTCAGAGTCGGATATCCAGCACGTTGCTACACCTGCCACGTAGACGTGCTTCGAGTGGCCGTACGTGCGCAGACCAGGATGGCGAGACTGTTGATACGTGACGATGCGCAGGCCAACCTCGAAGCCAGCTGTGGTCAGGTGTTCGCTGTCGAACCTGATCTGCGACTCGGAGGTATTGGCTCCGAACATGTCCACCGCGATCGACCCGGAGCCCGAGCCTTGCAGGCAGATGTCCCGCAGCGAGAGCGACACGCCGACGTCACCACCCTGCCAGCAGTCGAAGCCGATCTCACCGGCATCGAATTGCAGCGACGTGCCTGAGTAGAACGTCGTGCTCTCCCATGCGGCGTTGCCGTATGCCGCCTGCCCCTGCCCCTCGCCGCGATCGCCGCGCACGATCAGGCGCTTGGTAGGCACGCCCGTGCCGATTGCCGGCGGCAGGATGGGTCCCGAGAATCGATAGGAGCGCGAGCCCTTCGGAAAGTACAGTTCGACCACGGGCCGCGCCGTCTCGGCAGCCAGCGTGGTTATCAAACTGTTCACAGCCGCCGCACAGTCGGAACCGTCAGGCAAGATCCCGAACCACCTTACGTTGACGCAGCCGGTTGCCGAATATAGGCGCTGCCACTGCCCGCCGGTGGCGTTGACCTTTCTTCCACCGTCGGCGCCCGCTGACACGCCTGTCACCCACTGAAACAAACCGTCTCCGCCGTCTCCAGCGGCGCCGTAGCCATTGATCGCGCGCACTTCTCTGTTGCGGCGACCTTGAACGACCGAAAGCTGCGTAACGAGCAGCCCATCGAGGAGGGCGTTCGCGTCGGCTTCCTTCACCCATCGATTGGTGGAGCCGTAGCTGTACGGACAATAGAGAGACTGCCCGGGCTTGAGCGTGTAACTCGACCCCTCGAGCGTAGGCACTTTGAACCGATTTTGGACGCCGCCGGAGACGCTCGAACTTTCATGGTGAAAGATGAAGTCGAACCCGCCAGCGGCGTTGTCGTTTGTGATCGTCTTGCCGGGAACCATGTTCCCCAACACAACGTCCGCCGTCATGCCGTAGATGTTTCGGTTCGCCGCCGAGGTAAGTCTTACGCTCTCGGCAGTAAGCAGGTCGGCATTGGCGAGCCCCCCGACGCCGAGCGTCCCGTCCCCCGTCACACTGATCACCGCGCTGCCGACGAGGCTCGCTCCGCCGCCGCCAGCGAACGTGAGATCGGTCGAGTCGTTATCTGCGTTGTCCGAGAGGCTCGCGTTGACGAAGCGAAGCCGAGCGCGGCGTGGCATCACGTTGTTGAACGCGTCGACCATGCGCGTCTTGAAGAAGTCGAACATGCTCATCGCAGGCAACTCCCAGGCGCAGGCATCCCTGCCGGCGCGCGCGGCGCAGCATCAAGCGTGTGCATCGTGGTGATCGCTCCGTGCGCTACGCGCGCTCAGGCAGGTCGTTCAGACGTAGGTCACCATCGTCACCAGCCATAGGTGCGATGGGCAGATCTTGAGGATCAGGCGCTCAAACTCCGCGCGGCGCGCGATCGGCACCTCCGCGATGTCTCCGAACGTCTCCCCTCCCCAGTAGAGGAAGTAGGGCCAGCGTGTCGGGTCCGACGTGACCACAGGCGGCGCGGATTGCGTCAGGTCGACGTTGACCAGGTAGCCAGGGAAGTTGGCGAGGAAGCGGTTGCAGACGGCATTGCGTTCGCCGCACTGCGCGAGCGCCTCACCGCATTGCGTGGTGCCGAGGAGCGGGTCGTCCGTGTAGTCGCGCGGGTTGCGCGTGAAGCGATCGGGGCCGGTGAAGTACCACCACTCGTGAATCCAGACGTCGAAGCCCGCGGCTTGCACGACGTCCTGCAGATACCGGGGAGACTGCCCGCCCGTGGCCGCCCATGCCCCCGCGAGCTGCTCCCTGCGCGCGAGCGCGGTCGCAGCCTGCACGAGGCCGAACTGGTACTCCCACTCGTCGAGCTCGCGCGTCTCGCTGGCGAAAAGATCGATGTACGCGAGATCGATGAAGTCGCGAGCAGACTCTGTCCACGCAGCGATCCCTTGCAGGTACTTGCGCAGCGTCTTGTCGACGAGCGTGAGGCGCCATGCCCGCGCTCGAGGGAGCAGGTGCTGTATCTGCCGGAAGAACAGCATCGGCTTAGTAGAAGAGCGTCCGGCGGACCTTGAGCCCGGTTAGACCGAGCATGGCCACATTGAGGTCTGAAGACGCCGCCACGGCTTTGATGTCGACCGGGCCGCTGCTGGCCCCGATGTCGCGCGGGTTGACCGTGAACCACTCTTTCGCGTTGGGTCGCCCGGTCAAGATCGCCTTGGCATCGCCAGCGGCCACGAACGCCCCCCCGGTCCAAACGACGCTGCGCAGCACGGCGCCGTTTATGTCCACCGCGTTCCACGTGATCGCGTCGATCGACCACAAGACTGCACCCGTGGTCCCCACAGCGACGTAGCAGTATCCGTTGTGGATCACGTCGACCAAGACGCCGCCGAGAGATCCGCCAATAGTCTGAACTGCCCAAGTAGATCCAGCGTCGTCGGAGGTCCATACGACTGGAGCGTTGAGAGCGGCGTTGCATCCAACCGCGACCACGCGCGTGCCATTGCTGGCAACAGCGAAGAGGACGTCAGTGCTATTTGCAGGCGTCCCTATGAGCCACGAGGTCGGCCCGCCGTAGCGAATATGCGAGGCAGCTCCAGCGTTTCCGACCAAGACGTAAGTGCCACCGTGCGCGCAGATCCCCGTGTAGTTCGTGCTCGGTACCGACTGCGGTGTCCACGATGCAATGGAGCTCGCCGTCCCGATCACGCCGGGCCCGGTACCGATCCAAAGAGATGGCGACCAGAACACCTTGTTGAAGTAGGAGCCCATCACGCCAACAGACAGCGCCGCCCAAGCTAGGTCGCCGGTCGTGAAAACCAGCTGCGCGACGCCGCCGACCGTGCCGCCGAAGCCGATGTAGTTGTTGCCGCCAGACCTCCCAGAGAAGCCGCAGGTAACAATCATGCTCGCGGTAGAAGGATCAAAAGAGGCGTGATTGGCCACCGCCGATCGGTGCACCTCGTAGCGCGCAACGCGCTGTATCGCCGAGAGGTAGTTGGAGGCCCCTACTCTATCGGGAACGAAGTTCGGAGCCACGGCGCCGGCATCGAGCAGCGCCTGCTGCGCGCCGTACAGGTCATTGACGCCATCCGCCTCCCAAGGCGTGCCCGTACCGTCTCCCGCGACCGTGATGTTCCGCGCCTTCCCAAGTGGATAGGCCGGGTCGCCGGTGACGGTCTGACCTGGGTACGTCGTTGCCGGTGCGATCGCCATGCTGCTCCTAGAACGTGATGACGCCGAGCTTGGCCTTCACGCCATTGCCCAGCGTGTCAGCCGTGAGAGGGATGCCGCTGACCGACATCGTGACCGTGGTGATGCTGCCGCCGAGCGCGTTCACGACGCCGGAGACGACGCCCGCGATCTCGGAGACGGTTATGCGGTCCGTGCGCGGAAGCACCGACAGGCCGACGATGAACGGCTCGCGGGACGCGAAGAACTCTTCGACCGCCGACTGAATGGAGGTCTGTGCAGCAGAGACGTCTGGCGCAGAGAGGCCGTTCACCTGCACGTCGAACGTGCGGCGCGTGATCGAGAGCACATTGACGAAGGAGCCTGCGGGCCGGTTGCTCGCGAGGCCCGACTCGTCGAACTGGATGGCCTCGGATACCGCCGTGAGCTGCGCTGGCGTCGGGAATCCGTCCGGACTGCCCGAGCTCTCAACGGTGGCCTCGACGTAGACGTCCACTTCACCAGGCGCCCCTGTGTACGGGTACGCGTTGAGGATGCCCTCGACGCTCTCCGCCCAGAGCTGATAGTCCGCGTATGCGCCGCCCTGCGGCTTGCGCTGCGAGCGCCGCAGCACGCGCGCGCGGTATGCCTCGACGGTCTCGCCATCGGTGCCGATCACGTTGATCGCGACCACGGTCGCCTCGGTGGCGACATTCGCTAGCGGATTCGCAAAGCTGACCTTGTCTCCGACCGCGAGGTTACCGATCGCTCCGGAGCCATCCCCGCCACCAGGCGAAGATGTCGCAATGACGCCGACGTCGACCGTGGCAGCATCGAGAGCTCGCTCGGCGGTCGTCAGGTAGAGCACGCCGAGCGGCGCGTAGAGCAGCTGCGATGCCGCCGGCAGGACGCCTGTCTGGTTGCGCACGGTCACGCGGATCGTGAGCTCGGCTGGCGTCGCTTGCGGCGGGTCGTCCTCGCCGATCTGGCGACCGTACTCGAGGAGCGGGCGGATGCGGCGACCGTTGACGATCGTCTCGTCCATCGACGCGTACTTGATGAACATCTGCTGGAAGAGCGATGCCGCGTACTTGTAGAGCAGGATCTGCTGGCCCGCGGCCACCTTCGCCTGCACGCGCGTGTATGCGCGCTGCAGGAACGGGATGTCCTGGTCGAGCTCGACCTCGATCTTCGCGACGTAGTCGTCGGCGAGTTCCTGGGTCTTCGGCGTGGCGATCGTCATGCCGAGTCACCCCATGGAGCGTCGAAGTTGAATGGATATTTCGAACCGGAAACGATCGCGCTCACGAGCAGCCCGAGGCGGTTACGCCCGGGCATGGTCGCTTGCGCAGAGACCGCGTCGACGATCTTCTCATCGACCATCCACGCCGTATCGCGCCCCACCGCGTCCTCGATCTTGCGCATGTTGGAAGGCACTGCAGGCAGCGCGCGGAGCAAGGCCTGCGTCTCGCTGCGGTAGCGCCGCGCTTCCACGGGCTCGCTGAAGTTTCCCCACCACTGCCTTGCGTTGTCGGCCTCGAGCCCGCTGTCTTCCTCGTTGCCGCCAAAGAGCGAGAGGTAGAAGGCGTTGAACAGGCCATCCGCCATCTCGACGGTGCCGTTGACGACCGAGATCTCACCGCCGTCGAGCGTGTGGATCATCAGGACGTCGGAGGTTACCCGGCGGATGTATGCGAGATCGGTGCGGCCGCGAATCGTGAAGGCGTCTGCTGGCGATGGCAGGAGCCACGAAGACGGCATGCGATCAGCTCCAGTTGGCGGGTGGGCCTCCGGCCACAGGTGCGGCCGTGCCCGTTTTCATCCAGGTGTTGATTTTTCCGGCGATCGCCGTGGCGGCCGCCGCGTGTGTCGCGGGGTGGGTTGCGAACTGAGCGGCAAAGCCCACAGGGCCAGGAGGAGGGACCGCGACGAAGCCAGCCATGCCCGCGCCAACAGCTGCGCCGAAGGTCGTGAAAGCCGTCTCCATAGCGTCGATGCCGTACGGATCTTCGAGCGAAGCGAAGGCGCTCGCGAGCGAAGTGCTCAGCGCTGTTGCGGCTGCGGTCACCGCGGTGGACGCTGGGACAACGCCCGCGGCGTAGGTCTTGACCGCGTCCGCCCATTTCTGCGCGCAAGCAGCCGCTGTGGCCTCGGGCGCGGCGAACACCGCTTGAAGTCCGCTCTGCAGAGAAGGCAGCAGCAGAGGCATCAGGTCCCTGACGTTGCGGCCCCGCTTGGGCCGACTCCGGTGGGATGCACATGCCCGGTCATCGTCACCGATTCCGTGCCGCCGGCCTTCGCGGTGATCTCTCCGCTGGCCTCAATGGTCTTCGGCGTGGTCACGCTGCCGTCAGCCTTGATCACCACGCCGTTGATCGTCACGTCGCCGTTCGCCGCGAGCTCCCAGCGTCCGTTCTCGTTCGCGAGCAGCGTAGAACCGTTGGCCTTTAGCCAGAGCTCCACCGCCATCGAGCCGTCAGCCTTGCGCGCGTAGATGCGCTTGTCGCCCGGGCCCGCCTTGCCAGCGTTCACCGTGTCGGCGTAGCTGACGACGTTCTCCTCGGCTTCGTCGAGGACCACCGTGTCATTGGGCAGCGGCTGCGAATCGTCGCCGATGTCGCCGTGGTGGTAGACGGTGATCGTATCGCCGCCGGTGTCGACCTTGAGCAGCGCGACCTTGGCGCCCTCTTCGTCAGAGCGCTCGAAGGAGACAACGAAGGCGAGGCGCGGCATCACTCATCCCAAGGCATGCGGTCAGGAGCCTGTCCGCTGAAAGCGCCCGGGAGCACCAGGCCGAGCGTTGCGTGCTTGCCCTCGGCGCGCCCGCGCTTGAAGTAGACGTCGCGCACGAGGAACTCGGTCTCCTTGTAGACCATGGCCTTCGGCGCAAAGAGCGTGACCGTGGTGTTGGGCTTGAAGAGGTTGCCCTTCGGATCTCGCCAGGTCGGAACGGTCGCCGTGTAGGAGACGCAGCTCGCGAACATACGCCCGAGCTTGGCCTTCACGGCCGCTGGCCCGTCGCCCTTCTCGATGTCGTCGAGCCGGAAGCTGTGCGCGCGCAGGATGCCGCCAGCGAGGCGCTGGTTGCGCTCCGTGTACTTCGCGCCCACGCGACCGTGCTTGGTCGTCGTGTAGCCGGTCAGCTCGCTGTAGTAGTCCTCGGGGTTGAACGAGACCGCCACCTTCACCAGCGGCTGCTCGCCCTGCACGAGGCTGACGACGGGATTCCCCGATGCAACCGACTGCCAAAACAGCAGATTCCCGTCGACGTCGCCCGTCATCACCAGCATGCGCTGGCGCGCGAGCTCGCCGAGGAAGTCGAGGATCTTCTGTCCGGCCTCGACCTTGCCGTCGACCTTCTTCTGCTTGGTCTTGACGCGGCGGAAGTTCGCGCCCTCGGAGCCGCGCATGATCACGTCGACGCCGAATGGACCGGCGAGCCGACGGGCGATGTCGCTCAGGCTGAGGCCTGCGGACTCCATGGGAATGAGCGATGCGGGCACGTCGCTCCGCGCGAGTTCGGCCGCGCGCGAATAGGCCGATACCGTCATCTCGCACTTGCCGGCCTCGACGTCGGGCTCGGGCGGCATCATCACGCCGTTGAAGGCGCGCGCGCCGCCGATCGCGACCTCGACTTGCTGGAAGCCGTAGGGCCGGAAGCGCTGGCGGAGCGGGAGGCTCTCGGGATCGAAGGGCGCCTGGAAGCCCACGCTCGGCATCGAGTCGAGGCCCTGGTGCAGTTCGAGTTCGTCCCAGCCGTGAAACTCTTCCTGCTCGATCTTGAGGGTGACCTCGTCGAGCAGGTCGTCGGGCTCGCTCACTTGTAGAACCTGACCTCGCGCCCTTTTTGGAGCTCGATGATCTCCTGCCCGGTGAACGCGTTCGTATTGATGAAGAAGTCGAGGATCCCGTCGGCGTCCGGGTTACCGTAGAGCTCCGCGCAGAGGTCGAGGATGGTGCGCGGGCGGTCGACCACGATGACGCGCTCGATCAGCGCCTTGCCCGAGGCGAGGATCGCCGCCGGCACGCCGTTGAGGGTGCCCGACTGGAGCAGCACACCGGTCGCATCAGGACCGTCTGAGATGGCCTGCGAGGCGCCGCCTGACAGCGAGGCAGCGCTCTCAATCAGGTAGCCAGCCACCAGACCGGCGGCCTGCTGCAGCGCCTGGTAGGTCTCGCCAGTGTCGATCTGGTCGAGGCTCTCGAAGCGGTCCTCGCGCCAGACGATCACGTCGGCAAGCCGCGCGAGCACCTGCGCCGCGGTATCGAGCGCCTCGGCGCGTGTGGTGTAGGTGTTCTCGAGCGAGGAGAGGAGGCTGCCGATCACCGAGCTGGTGACGAACAGGTCGGCGGTGTGGAAGTCATTGGAGCGCTTCAGGCGCTCGCTGGCGAGCGTGAGCCCAGAGATGAGGTTCGCCGTGGAGACCACGGTCGACGTCATGATGCTCTGCGCGAGCGCGTTGTAGGAGTCGAGCCGCGACTGGATGCCTACGTTCGCGCGCGCTGGCGCGCTGATCAGGTTGCTGATCTGCTGCGCGAGAATGAGCGGCGTGCCGATCAGCGTGTCGAGCCCGTAGTTGATGGTCTTCTGCGCATCGCGGAACTTGCGGTTCACGGTGCTGACCGCGCCGGCGACCTTGCCGATCGAGGCCTGCACGTCGCGCAGCCACTTCCGGATGCGAGCGGTGGTGTTCACTTTCGCCACGGTGCTCGCGAGCTGCGTCCTATTCGCGAAGCTCGAGGCGGCCGATGCGTTGAAGAGCGCGATCGCGGCGAGGATCTCGTTGCGCGCGCTCTTCGACGTGGTCGGATAGACCTCGCCCGTGCTGGTCCAGAACGTGACCTCGACGATGCTCTGGTTGGCCTCGTTCACCAGGTCGTTGCGGCGGACGATCGTGCCGTAGGCGATGGCCTTGAACGTCCCGTAGAACGGGTGGCGCAGCGTGCCGCGGCCGCGCTCGATCAGCGCCGCTTCGAAGGCAGTGGCGAGGAGGTCGTGCTGCGCACCTGTGAAGATGCAGAGGAGCGGGTACTTGCGCGCGCCGTAGCCGTTGTCTTGGACATAGGCGTCGTTGATCTGCGGGAACTCGAAGGCTACACGCCGGAGTTCGATCTCGCGCGAGACCGAAACGAAGTCGAAGCCTATGCGCTTGCCGCTCGGCGCCTCATACCAGGCGTCCTTGACGACGCGCGCGGTCCAGTCCTGCCGCGTCGCCAGGTTTCCGACGATCGCCGGCTGAGCCAGAGACAGAAAGGCCACCTCAGAACGCTCCGGACGGCTGCAGCTTCACGCGCGTGCGCAGGTTGCCGCTCGTCGGCTTCTTCGTGACCTCTGCCGAGGTCCCCGGGGCGGCCTTGATGGTCACCTCGGTCTCTTCCCGCGTGGTCTTGTTCGACTCGATGATTTGGCGCGAAGAGCGCTCACCGGGCGTGACGACCTGCGGCGCGGCGCTCGGCGCCAGCGCGGGCGTGGGCGGTAGACCGTGCTGCGCACGCATGGCCTCGTAGGCCTTTCGCATCATCGGATTCATCCGCATCTTCTTGAAGCCCTCGTCCTCACGGAGAAACGAGTCCCGAGCCATCGCGTTGACCTGACGGTCGGCCGCCCCGCCCTTGCCGAGGCCGGTGCCGTATTTGAGGACCTCGCCGTTCTTGCCTACGACGGTGCCGTCCCCGAGCTCCTGCTCCTCGTTCGGACCCATACCGGGCTTGTCTCGACGCCCACCAGCCTTGTCGACATGGCTGTTTAGGCCCGTCATCTTGGTGATGATGTCGTTGATCTTCTGGTCGAGCTTGAACGTGGTGTTCAGCCAGTCGCCGAAGGCGAGGCCCACCGCGAGCGCGGAGCCCAGCAGGAAGCCCTTCCCGAGCAGGCTGTTGATGCCGTTGATCTGCTTGGAAAGTTCCCCCGCGTTCAGACCCGCGCGCAGGCCCTCCATGCCCTTCTTGCCGGCAGCAGCCTCACGATTGAAGACACCGAAAACCTGCGCCGTTTCTCCGAGTGCAACACCAGTTGCAAGGGTGCCGACGCGCCATGCCTTCGTGGTCAGCGCCGCTAGTTTGATCGCGACCTCGTAGCCCTCGATCGCGACAGTCGCGACTTTCACCGCGGCGGAGAAGCCGTAGAAAACAGCGATCCCGGTCGCGATGCGCTTTGCCCACATCACGATCTCAGGCATGTGCCTGACCACGTCTTGGATGAACTTCGCCACGTTGGCGACGATCAGGTCCTTGTTGGCGTCTACCCACTTGTTGATGGCCTGCACCGTCTCGCGCAGCGGGCCCTTGTTCATGTCGAACAGGCGGATCTTGAGCTCGTCCACCGAGCCGCCGAGCTGCTCGATGTCGCCGCCCAGCGTGTCCATGCGCAGCTTCGACATGCGCTCGGCGGTGCCCTCGGCCTGCTCAAGCTCCTTGGCCAGCTTCTCGAACGGGCTGACGCCGGTCTCCTTGTCGACCCGGAACATGTCCGCGAGGTTCTGCGCCGCTTTCTGCCCGCGCAGCCCTGTCAGGTCCGCGATCAGCGCGACCTGCTTCATGTTGCCCTTGGTCTTGTCGAGACCCTTCACGAGCTGGCCGAGCACGCCGCTCAGCGGCAGCATATTGCCCTTGGCGTCCTGGAACTTCACTCCCAACTGAGCCATCTTCGCCTTCACCGCGTCGGTGGGCGTGGCGAGCTTTGTGAGCATCGTGTTCATCGCCGAGCCGGCGACCGACGCATCAAGCCCTACGTCCTGGAGCAGCGCGACCGACGCGACCACGTCTGTCAGCGGGATCTTGAACTGTCGCGCCGTGGCGCTGACGTTCGACATCGACTCGCCTAGGCTGCTGATCGAGCTGTTGGTGCGCACGCTCGCGAGCGCGAGCACGTCCGCGACCTTGCCCGCCTCGGACGTCTGCAGGCCCATGCCCTTGAGCACGTTCGAGATGTGGCCAGCAGTCTCCGCGAAGTCGCCGCCCTCAGCCGCGGCGGCCGAGAGCATGCCTGTGATGCCCTTGAGGATGTCTTGGTTCTCGAAGCCCGCCTTGGCCATCAGCTCCATGCCGGCGCCGACTTCCGTGGCCGTGAACTTCGTCGTCGCGCCGAGCTCGCGCGCCTTCGCCTCGAGGTCCGCGATCTGGTCGCGCGTCTTCAGCGAGACGGCGCCCAGGTCGGCCATCTGCTGCTCGAAGCCCATGCCGGCCTTGGCCACGTCGACAGCGACGAAGCCAGCCGCTGTGCCCGCCGCGACGGCCGCGCCCGCGACGCGCATCAGCCCGCCGTGAACGCGCGAGTTGAAGCTATCGACAGAACGCAGCGCGGCGCCGGTGTTCTTGGTGAGCCCGAGCAGACGCGACTCGATCTTGCTGATCGGTGCCGAGATCTCGTCGACGGCCTTGAATATGGCCTCGACCGAGAACTTGGACGTCGCGCTCACGGATCACCTCAGCCCTTGGGCTTCGTATGCGCGCGCAGCTGTGGTCGCAGCGCGTTGTAGTAGAAGACGATCTCGGGGATCGTCAGTCGGCGAGGGTTAGGCAGGCTTTGGTAGTCGGAACTGATCTGCAGGAACATCTCGCCGTGGACCGCGAGACTCGTGTGCAGGCAGCCTCCGCTTGGATCGTCCGGAAGCTGCACGTCCTCGCCGTTGCGAACGATTCGGTCGACTACCCTTGTGCCAAAAAAATCTGCCCCAAGCGCGTGACGACGCGGAAGTCGCCGGCCTCGAGCTTCGAGAGCGTGCCCGGCGCGGAGCCGGTGAGCTCCTGCGCCGCGAGCACGGAGCGCAGCATCGGCTTGTCGCCGGCGGCATCCATCGCGAGGAAGGTATTGCCGGTCGGCTTCTTGAACTTGATGACCTGCGCGTTGGGCGTGCGCGGCGCGTAGGACGGCTTGCCTTGCTCGTCGACGGTGAGCCGTCCTGACATGATCGCGGCGATCAGGAGCACTTCGCTCTCGGCCACCGCGTTCGTCAGCTTCTCGGCCGCCTCTTCACGGGAGAGGCCCGGCGCGAGCTCCTCGCCGGTCTCCTCGTTCAGCGTGGGCCGCATCATGGCCTCGATGGCCTCCTCGCTGGGCGCGAGGTCGATGCGGTACGCCAGGCACATGCGCTTGAACTCGTCGATCGCGATTTCCTTCGCGATCACCACCTGGTCGAGCATGCGCGCTCCTTACTGCAGTTCGAGCTTGCCCGGACCCATGAGGTTCAGGGCGCAGGTCGAGTTCTTGCTGTTGTGGGCGACTTCGCCGTTCGGCTTGCCGCGGCCAGAGCGCACGACGTTCTTCACGTCGGTGATCGTGATCGGGTAATAGCCGTCGTCGTCGGCGTTGACGCCGTCCGAGCAGTCCTGCAGGAAGTCCTGGTCGGCCTTGTTCTCGTCGACGACGACCGTGAGCCCGGAGAGCGACCACGGCACTACCGTGAGCACCTCGCGAGTCGTGGCGTCTCCGTTCGGCTGCGTCTCGCTCTCGTAGCCGCCGAGCTTGCGCGTGACCTCGGCATCCGCCGCGAGCGTGAACACGCGCCCGGCGATCGAGATCTCTTTGATGCTTCCGCCTGTTGCCATCTGCCTGTTCTCCTTCTGTCGATCGGGGGTTCAGGCCTACGCAGCCAGGGGCGCGACGCCGTAGTAGAAGCCGAACGCGAGTTCGACATCCTTGATGTCCGTGTTCCCGGAGAGCGGCAGGCCGTCGATCAGGACGTTGAGCCGCTTCGGGTTGCTGGAATCGATCGACGCCGAGGTCGCCTTCTTGGCCGCCTTCGGGTCGCTGATGATCGCCGCGAGTCCGAGCCCGTCGATCTTGGCGCACACCGCCGCCTTCGCGTGCTTGGGCTTGCGCGCGTTGCGGTTGGTGGTCGCCTGGTCGTCGGGGATGAGCGGCGCGCTCGCCCACTCTTGGCTCGCGAAGATCGCGCGGATGTTCGCGATCACGTTCTGCAGCCGCACGATGTCGACCACGCTGCGGTATGCGGGCGGGTCCTCGTCGCTCGGGCGGTAGAACGTCACCACGTCGCCGATCTCGAGCACGCCGTCGTTCACTTCGACGGTCGAGCTGCCCAGCTTCACGGCCGCGTCGCGCGTTGGGTAGTCCCACTGCGCGCCATCGGTGCCCGGGGTCAGGCCCTGGCACGGCAGCGCGCCGTAGCCCGTTGGCGGGTTGTTGTTCGCCATGACCGCGATGCGCGCGAGCTGCCGAGCAGCGACCACGAAGGGAAGATCCTTCGATCCAGGCGAGACGAGCTGCGCGTTGATCTTGTCGGTGCGCCGCACGCTCGACACCGCGGTCGCGGCCGTGACGTCGGCGATGGTGTTGCCGGTGAAGCAGACGAACGGCTTGTGCACCAGGGTCCCCCAGCGCCCGTCGCCCACCGTCTGGATCGCGTCCAGCGTGGTGGTGTCGCTGATGTTCATCTGATTGAGCAGCATCGTCTCCCAGATGTTGCCGATCTGCGCGAGCGCAGCCGTGAGGCTCGGGTTCACCAGGCCGCCCGTGGGCTGCGTGATGCCGACCGTGATGCCGAGGTCGTCGCCGACCACCTCGAGGTAGAGGGCGTTGCTGCTCACACCCTTCCACTTAGCGGTGGGGATGACAGCGGACGCCGGCACGGTGATCGTGAACGTCGCGCCGACGCCGAAGTCGGTGGAGCCGTCCGTGATCGTGAAGTCGAGCCCGCCGATGTTCGAGAAAGCGGTCGCGGTGGACGCACCCACGGTCTGCGTGATCGAGCTCGAGATGACCGTCCCGTTCGGGTCGGTGAGGCGCCAGACGCCGCCGTTCGTCACCGCTGTGATCAGGGTCAGCGTGTACGCCCCGGGAACGGG